AAGACTGCTTGCAGATGCGCAAAAAATCACAGGCGTAAAATACGATATCAATAACTTGTCAGACGTGTATTCGGCAATACATGTGATACAAGGAGAACTTGGTATCACGGGTACTACGGCGAAAGAAGCCTCTGAAACTTTTTCGGGATCATTGCAATCAATGAAGGCGGCACTTAAAAATGTGTTAGGGAACTTGGCGTTGGGAGAAAATATCACAGATGAGTTATTTGCTTTGCGAGAAACAACATATACATTTTTGAGCAAAAACCTATTGCCGATGATTGGAAATATATTATCAGGGATTCCGGATATCATAGACCACGCAATGACTTTTGTGACATTAGGGCTAAATGTGGTATCGAATAATGCCGATCAGATTGTGGCACAAGGAGCGGAATTTGTGACGTCTATCATAACCGGAATTGTGACAAATCTACCATATTTAGCAGAATCGGCGATTAAATTAGTTATGTCATTTGGAAATGCTTTATTAACTGCAGATTGGGCTGGAATTGCACAAAACATGCTTTCTGTTATGAGAGTGAGATTGGATGAGGCAGCAGGGCAGATCTTAGGAACGGATGGAAACATCGTAGGGTCTGTTGTTTCAGCGATCAAGTTGAATTTGCCGAGTGTCCTTGAGAAGGGAATAGAAATTGTAACGAATTTGGCAAATGGGGTATTAGAAAAACTTCCGACACTTATTTCTATGGCAGGGAATGCGATTACAAGTTTTATAGGGGGAATTTTACCGATGTTACCAACTGTATGGCAAGCGGGAACTGATTTATTACTAAAGCTTGTAGATGGAGTCGTAAAAAATTTGCCGTCGATTATCTCGGCAGCAGGAATTGCAATCGGAAAATTTATCCTTGTGATTGGACAGAACTTGCCGAAAATATTGCAAACTGGAATTGAAATATTAGGAAAGCTGGCAGCAGGACTGATTAAAGCAATACCTGATTTGGTTGGGAAAATTCCACAGATTATACGAAGTATTCAAGACGCATTCAAGGATACAGACTGGCTAGAAGTAGGGAAAAACATCATAAGAGGAATTGCGGAGGGATTAAAAAACGCAGGAAGTATGCTGTGGGATGCAGTGAAAGGAATATTAGGAAATTTTAAAGATAATGTGCTTGAGTTTTTCGGGATACATTCACCATCAAGATGGGGAGAGTATGTAGGAAAAATGATTTCACTTGGATTTCCACGAGGCGTAGAAAATAACTTAAATCCATTCAGGAATGCTATGGATAAATTAGGGGCGGCAGCTTCCGAACCATTGGAAAGCACAATTGTGAAACGAGCAAATTTGACAGTTAAAAAAGAAAATAGCAATACAGGAATTGCAGATAAACTTGATAGACTGATTGAAATATTGCTGTTAATACTCGATGAATCAGATGATAAAGAAATTAAATTATATTTAAAAGATAGAGAAGTAGCGCGTGCATTTAAAGAAATGGGGGTTGCGTTTAATTGATTGAAATTAAGTATATATCTTCGAACGGGAAAAGTTATGATTTAATCGGAGACAAAATGAGAACGACATCTGGAAATTTCCACAAATATGCATGGACAAAGAATGTAAAAAAAGCAAATGGTAAAGAACGCTTGATAAAGTTTACAAAAGAATCGACGAACTATCAATTGACGTTGACTCTAAGAGGAGGCTTAGACGAAAGAAAAGAAATGCTGAATGATCTGATAGACAGCTTTGAACAGGACGTAATAAACAGAACGCCTGGAACGATTTGCTTCGGAGAATACTATACAAAGTGTTTTATCATAAGTTCAGAATCAAAAATATCGGAAATCCGGAATTGCTGGAGCGACTGCGCGGTGGAAATTTATTGTGTAGATTCCTTTTGGATAAAAGAAAAAAAATTATCATATCCAATCTTTACAGGCACGGGAAATGATAATTTTTTAGAATTTCCATATGATTACTTATACGACTACACGAGCAAACAGAAAGGTATCTCTGCACTTGATAACGACCATTATGCGGATGCAAATTTCAAGATGACCATATACGGACCGGTTGTGGATCCGATCATAAACATAGGAAATTATCCATATAAGGTGGATACCACTGTAGAAGAGAATGAGTACTTGACGATAGACGGCACAAAAAACACTGTAGAAAGAACACTCGCAGATGGAACAATCATAAACGAGTATAACAAGCGTAGCTTTGAAAACAGTGTATTTCGACCGATTCCACCAGGAAACAATAGTGTTTTGTGGAGTGGAGATTTCGGATGGGATATTACGCTTTACCAAGAAAGGAGTGAGCCAAAGTGGTAGAACTGGCAAATAAGAACAGGGAGGAAATCCGCTCAGCAGACGAACTGGAAGGAGATTTTGCAGTCGGAGACGAAAATAATTTTGAGATGATTTCATCCGTGGATGATTGGACGAGAGACATCGACTTTGGAAGTTATCTGTACATACCGGACACGGAGTTCGGAGGAATCGTCTCGGAAATCGAAAGCAGTACCGGACAGAATCAGATCTTTTTGCATGGCGATACGTGGCGCGGAATGTTGGCAAAGAAAATAATCGAACCAAAACCGGGAGAGGATTATAGAATTGTTTCCGGGAGAGTGGAGGATGCAGTGAGGGAACTGGTTATAGAGTGTGGACTGGATTCCCTTTTTTCTGTTCCGACAACCGAAGACGAGACAGAGATTAAATTCCAATTTGACCGTTATTGCACACTGCTTGACGGACTGGAAAAGATGTTAAGCAGCATCGGATATCGATTAGATATCCGATACATAAAAACACGCTGGGAAGCGTATGTGAGACTGCAGCCAGTACCAGCAACGGATTTTTCTGACAAGGCAGAATTTAGCCAGGATGGAAAGCTGGTCTTTACCGCTCAGAATAATCAAGGTGGTATTAATCACCTGATCTGTCTCGGAAAGGGAGATTTGAAAGATCGGATTGTAAAACATCTATATGTGCAAAAAGACGGAAGTATTGGAAATTCGCCGTATTATACGGGACTGGATGAACGCACAGAGACTTATGATTACAGCAGCGCAGAAGAGCCAGAACTGACTGAAAAAGGTACAGAACGACTTCGGGAACTAATGAACAGTAAGAAGTTTGCAGTCGACATTGATGATGACATTGAAACAGAGATGCAGATCGGCGACATTGTCGGCGGTCGTGATTACATTACCGGAATTGTTGTAAAGAAACCGATTACGAAAAAAATCTTAAATATCAAGGATGGAACTTGTAAAACAGAGTACAAAATAGAAGGAGGAGATTGAGATGGCGATTGATATAGTTGATGCATTTCAAGGAAAGCCGCATGTAACCGCGGATGACGTGGGAGGATTCAAGGCGGGAATCGTAGGAGAAGAGGACTATATGCTGCCAGCAGGCGAGCAAATGAAAGCTACAGTCATAAGTAATAACAAGATACGAATTGCAGAAGGCGAGGCGGTAATGCAGGGGCGACACTGGAGGATAAAACCAAACACCTACGAGGATGTGACGATTGAGAATGGCGCGCAGAACATGAACAGAAAAGATGCAATAATTGCAAGATATACAAAAAATGCAGATACCGGAATTGAAAAAGTAGAATTGGCAGTCTTAAAAGGTACACCAACATCAGGAACCGCTATTGCGCCGGCGCAAGAAAAAGGAAATATCCTAGAAGGAACGATGAAGCATGAAATGCTACTGTATATCGTAAGCCTGAAAGGGCTGAATATCGAGAGCGTAACAGAGGAATTTAATGTACTTATGAACATGTCTATGATAAACAAAAGATTGTCCGATACATCCTACGAAATCATAAGGACCTCTAATGGATATGTAAAAAAATATGAAAATGGTTGGTTTGAATCTTTCATACAAACCATTACTAACAACTCTGATTTTGCATGGAATCAAATTGGTACAACCGGACTATATTATGCTAAATTCAAGAATTTCGGGTTCGGAATAACAGCAACAAAAATTTTAAATATGCAAATGAGTGTAAGTAATAACGGCGTAATTTGGGGTGCCTGTCCGAGTCTCAATGCAAGCAATAGCGCCATAGACGGTTTGGTCGTGCAATTCGGAAGAGATACATCGCGAAGCACAACTATACATGCTTACGTTGTCGGACATTGGAAATAGTATTATAGCGTTTATTTCCAACGCCCAATTGCGTACCAGTCAAAATTATGTGTATCTGGTTTGCTGTTATCTGTATATCGTGAGTACGCATACCCTTGACTAACTGTGTTTTTGGATGCAACCATGATTTCCACCACTTTTCCGGACATATATTGTCCTTGCACAAACAGCATGTAATTATCTGTACTTCCGGAAAAAGGTATTGGATAAGTTATCCTGCCAAAACCATCTGTATACGAGTAATTTGCAACTCCCCATTGTACCAGCTTTCCGCTTGCATACTTTTCATAGTAGTTGTACCTGCTCGTTGATGCGATTTGGACTTTGCCGCTTTCGATCACATAATCTTTTATATCAGACAAACTTTCATTTTTTAATAGATATCATCCGGGGCTATCCGGAAGAAAGGAGAAATATATGATTTTAAAATTTAATGATGCAACAGAACTACAAGCTCAATCAGCAGAACTTGTAGGAAACCTATTGCAAATCAAAACAATTAGTGCAACACAGGATGAACTTCGGACAAAATTTCAAGATGAATTTGCCTGCAAGAAAATCCAAGTAGTAGCGCGAGAACAGGCGGTTGCAGAGTATGAGAATTACACACAACTGCTACGTGTTGAAGAATACACAGGCGGAATACTCGGTGTAGCGATGGAGAAAGTCGGAGAAA